CAGATAATCCTTCTGATACAGATCAGCAGTACGGCCTGAAATGGTGTCGTCAATCAACGCATCACCAAAACCACCGCTTGAATACTGGGCAAAGATCTTGAGCTGAACGCTGGATCCAAGCGTGTCACCGTTTTCGTTATTGATCCTTTGCAGCGATGGGATTGATACGGTCACACGAACTGCATCAACATCGTCGTCAGTGATTGTTTCAGTAACAGAAACAGATTGCGTAACAGGACGATTAACGCTGCGCTCGTTCTCCGTTCCAGACGTAATCGGAATGTGCGGCTGCAGTTGTGTGCCGTTGCGGGTGTAGACAGTAACGTCCTCAAAATTAAAGTCACCTTGCGCGTTTTCAAGCGCAGTACCATTCAGGAAAATTGACTTGTTGCCGTCAACTAAGCCTTCAATCTCGCCTTCAGAAATGAGGTCAAGAACAGTCGCATATTGACGCGAATCAAGGCTGTCAGGTGTTGTTTTAGGTGAACGGCTACTGCCGCCACCGCCTTTGCCGCCACCACCTGAACCAATAATCGTGGTCATGCCTGCACCTGCTCAGTGTCAATGCCAGCAGAAATGACAACACTGCCGGTCAAGGTTTTGCCGTAGACGATTGGAACTGGCGTTCCACCCCGCGAGGTGTTTTGGATGCCCGAAAAAGAGAATGACTTGCGGGGATCTTGCTGAGTGTCTGGACCTTGAGGAAGACTTGGGACGGGAGAAATAATGTTCGATATACCGCCTAAAACAAGATATGCACCAATAGAACCAAGGGCAGCAGAGCCATAAGCACCAGCTGCATAAAGCCCTGCTGAGGCTCCTGAAGCAGTTGTCCCCGTCAAGCCAGCGCCTGAACCACCAGCAAATGCGCCTGCGCCAAAACTTACAAAAGACAATCCGATCAACGCTGCACCTAAAAGAATCCGACCGCCATTCCCGCCAGCTCCAACAATCACTGGCACGATCTTGATTTCTTCTTGGCCGACAGGATTGTGCAGATCATCCAACGTCAACGCGCCATCACCGACAAGCACCCTGTAATTTTGATCCGCCATGTGACGGTCAAGCTCAGGAAAATTAGCAATCAGCATCCGCACTGCTTCAGCAGCAGATGACAGATCAGCCTCAATCACCTTGCGGCCAACAAACTCAGCAAGCTGCCCGTAAAGCCTGACCTTACGCAACATGACGCAGCCGCCTCCCTGTACAGGATTGTAGCCAGCCCCCATAGAGATCTCTAGAGGACAACCGCTCGGAAAGGTGATGCAGCACCATGCCATCACCGATGTAGACCGCACAGTGATTCAGGCCGTTGCCGTTGATCTGCATCAACAACAGATCACCGCGTTCCAACGACTCATCTTCTGCAAGCTCCCGAAAGCCAGTCGCAGCCCACGCACCATCAAACATTGGAGCCGCTAAAAACTGCTCCGGTGTTGCTGGCCTGTCCCAATCACGCAAGTTGATGCCTTGCTCTGCGTACCAATCACGCGCCAGCGTCCAGCAGTCATTCACTGCCCAGGTCCACTGACGACCAATCAACGGTGCTTTGTAGCCGCAAGGTGTGTACTCGCCCCAAGTCTCAGTCTTTGGGTTGACGATGTACCAAGGCAGGCCGTGCTTCTCTGCTGACACCTTGTCAGCCTCGCTTGGGATTGGTGCGGTCTTTGGATGGCTATGGACAATGCCGACAATCTCACCTGCATCATCTGCAGCTGCATAATCCTCAGGATTGAGGACAAACATGTCCCGCATGTTGTGCGCCATGTTCCGGCACGCCCAATACTTCCTACGCCCCTTAACGACAACAACCAAACCAACCGCTTCCCATGGATCGCGATCTTTAGCGTCTTGTAGTGCTGTGTCGCGCCAGGTCATGCGAAGAACGTTCCAATGCCGGGGTAACCACCAAACGGTAGCTCTTTGTTTTCGCCAAATCTGCACTCACAGCTGCTCTGACGTTTGCCGCACACGTCATCAGCCTCAGTGATTGGATTGCCAATCTCGTCTTCAAAGGCGTCGTTGGCCGTAAAAAATCTGTAATTGACCCCATCAACTGTTTTGCCCGGTCCAACCGTCGGGTCATAGCCACACTCAGCTGACTTGTAGACCCACTGACAGCGACTGATGCACTGACGCTTTGGTGCCCTAACACCAGCAAGGTCAAAGGCTGAGGCCAGTTCAAACTCAATCAGGTTGCGGTTTTCAGCTGATTTGCGGTCAACGTAATAGATCTCCTTGGGAAAAATTGCTGTGCTGTCTGGCGTTCCATGCGGGTTACCTGAGGACGAAAACGCTTCAAAGAAATCACCTGACTCAGTTGTGAGCAGGTCACCGCCTTCAGTGACCAACAAGAGCGTTTCACTCCTGAAGTTCACATCGTCGATATACCGCGCCAAAGTGCGGATGCGTGTGACCTTTGCACCTTCCAAGCCGTTTGGCAGCGTTGCAATCAACGCAGTAATGGTGCTGAATAGGTTGCTAATGCGAAGCGTTGGACGCGGCAAGCTGCCCTGGCCGTTGTAGGCAAAGCCGTCAGCCTCCATCGGAATGGAGGTGTAAAGCTGCCCGCCAAACGTCACGCCCTCGCCGTCATGCTGGCGACCACCGTCGAAGTAATACGTCTGATTGACGCCATGCTGATCAGCGTTCAGCTCAAGCTGGAACAGCTCAATAACCTCCGTTGGCGCGATGCCTTGGAGTTGACTGGTGATGTCGGCGCTGGACTGCTGGTCGTCGTAGCCAGCGTTCCAGTAGCCGGTGACGACGTAGGCCATGCTTAGGCAGTAACAGCTTTAACTACGGCAAAACCAATAACGATGGCTTCGGATAGGGAGCCACTGGTGATGTTGCGGACGTTGATGCTGGCTGAACCTGCAGCAGCTTGTGCATTAAGCAGATAAGACCCAGCC